GATAAAGCTGTATATTTTCAAACGGTAGAACATGGAGCGTACAATCCCACAACAGGAGATTATGCGGAAGATTATACAACCGAAACAAAACGGTATGGGAGTGTTTCTGATACTGGTACAGAAACGATGAATTTAGTTTACGGTGAGATTAAGCAAGGGAGCTTGACCATCCAACTACAGACGCACTATAAGGAGCTATTTCACAGGATTCGCGTTGGAAGGAAAGTATACAGAGTGGATTTTGAACGAAAACTGCGAACAAAGCATGTGTTTGTGGTATCTGAGGTGCAGTGATGGCTACGTTAAAAATCGAAGGAATCGCAACGCTAAATAAAGGCTTGAAGAAGCGGATGGACATGAGCGCGGTCAAGACGGTCGTGAAAAAGAATGGATCTGATATGCAAAGAAAAGCGCAGAGGAATGCTCCAGTCGATACTGGAACACTGAAAAGGAGTATCGGTATTGGCATTTCAGACGGCGGAATGACTGCCACAGTAGAACCAACAGCTGAGTATGCGCCTTACGTAGAACTTGGAACCCGATTTATGGAAGCGCAGCCGTATTTAAAGCCTGCATTTGAGGAGCAAAAGAAACAGTTTGAAAAAGATTTGCAAAAGCTTGTGAGGTGAGATATGGATCCACAGCAAGAATTATTTACAAAATTACTTACAGAGATCAAAGCATTAGGATATGACGTATATGACGGCTTCTTACCGCCGGATGGTACGCCGTATCCTTTTGTTTATCTCGCAGACAGCCAATTGATCGATGATGCGAATAAGACCGCTGTGTTTGGCAGTGTCCATCAGACAATCCATGTTTGGCACAACAATCCAAGACAGAGAGGAACGGTATCAAAAATGCTGTTGGCGATCAAAACCACATGCAGAAGACTGGATCATACCGAAAATTTTGCATGGAATGTCCGGAATGTAAATCAGAGGATTCTTCCGGATACAACAACAAAGCAGCCTCTTTTACACGGGTTGCTAGAAATAGAATTTAGTTTTAGTTAGAGAGGAGAAAAAGCATGTTTAAGACAGGTTTACAGTTATTTGCAGAGGCGGTGGCCGGTAAAAAAATTGTGTATTTATACCGACTTGCTAAAAATGCTTCGCAAGAAGCAGGAAAAAATCTTGCATTCACGACAGAAAATGGAAGAACAAAAAGCAAGGACGCAGATTCCACTGCCACAAAGGACGGAGCCATCCGTACACCCGGGGCTGCGGAAACAGAAATCACGGCCACTGCTATCCTTGCGAAGAAAGATAAGTTAATCTCTGAGTTAGAGGACGCAATGGATTCGGATGAGTTGCTTGAAATCTGGGAAGCAAACCTTGAGGATCCGGCAGAACCTGGTCCGAATAAGTTTAAGGGCATGTATTTCCAGGGATATCTCACGGAATTTGAGATCACATCCTCGGCAGATGAAAATGTAGAGGTGTCTCTTACTTTTGGTGTTAACGGCTCCGGAAAACGAGGGGATGTTACTGTGACTGCACAGCAGCAGGAAGTAGCAGCTTATGTGTTTAAGGATACGACACAGGAATCGTAAACCCCTCTGGTGATACTGCCTTGATTAGTAGAGGGAGAATTTGTAAGGCGAAAAACGGATGATTATGTACATAGGGGGCGGTAAAACCGCTCTCTTTTAATGGAGGTAAAAAATATGATGGAATTAACAATTAACGGACAGGTGTACCAGTTTAAATTCGGAATGGGATTTTTGAGAGAAATCAACAAGCAGACAAATATGCCTGTGGATGGATTGCCGGGAGTAAAAAAAGACGTAGGATTCCGGTATGCGCTTATGAACTTAATAAATGGTGATCCGGATGCGTTGGTAAACATTCTTGATGTTGCGAATAAAGGGCAGAATCCGAGAGTGACAAGAGGTCTTTTGGATGAGTATATCGACGATGAGGACACAGATATTGATGAGCTTACAGAAACAGTAATGGGTTTCTTGAAGAGTGCCAATGCTACGAAAAAAGCTACGGACGAGATCGTGGACGCTGTGGAGAAAGAGAAACAGAGAATGGAATAGAAAGAAGCGAAGAAGAGAGAGCTGATGATGTAGATTTTGAAGAATACTACAAAGAAGCAGCTTTGAATTGTTTTCGGTATCTTGGATTTAAGAGTTTCGAAGAAGTGGACAGGCTGACAATTCCGGAATACACCTTACTCATGGAAGCTGTACGGTTGAGAGAGGTAGATAAGGACTATCGAAATCATCTGCAGGCATTCTTAAATTTTGCTGTAAAAGCAGAGAAAAAGGTTGGAAAGAATAGGTCGAAACCAGTGTATCAGAGATTCAGAAAATTCTTTGATTACGAAAAAGAAGTAGATCGTGTGAAGAATCGCAAGAAGAAAAACGAAAGATTAGACATAATCGGCAGAATGATGAAAGGAGAGTGATGGCATGGCGGAAACTTTTTCGGTTAAGGCGATATTATCTGCGCAGGATAAGGGGTTCAAATCTGTTTTCGGAGCAGCCACAAAGTCAGCCAAAGAGTTAAAAAGTACACTTATAGGTGGAATTGGCTTTGGAGCAATGATGGCAATTGGACAAAAAGCTGTATCTGTCGTGTCCGGAAGCCTTTCTGGGTTAACCAAAGAAACGATCAACACATCGGATGCAATGCAGAAACTCCAACAGGCTATGAGGTTTAGCGGATACGCTGAGGATGAAATACAGAGAATCGCAGGTGCAACGGGAACGTTAAAGACCTATGCTGATAAAACAGTCTTTTCTTTGCAGGATGTAATGTCAACCTTTGGATCTCTGTCTGCAAATGGGGTCAAAGACGCAGAGAAATTAACGGAATCCGTCGGAAATGCAGTTGCTGTATTCGGTGGCGGCGCACAGGAGTTTAGTAGTGTTGCACTTGCATTTTCACAGGCGATGGCATCTGGCGCTTTGCATGCGCAGGATTGGAATCAGATCGTCAATGCGAGTCCACAGCTTGCCGGTGGATTAAGAAAAGAATTGATTAAATTGAATCCGGTTTTAGGAGAGGATTTTAAGCAGGCGATGGAAGATGGAGCTATCACAGCCGATCTTCTGGGGCAGGCGATGAACAACATTGGGATGACAGACATGGCAAGAGAAGCCGCGCAATCAGTTACGACATTCGAAGGAGCAATGGGAAACCTTGAAGCAACGGTGACAAGCGGAATGCAGTCCATTTACGATTCTTTTGTTAAAGGTAAGGCTGTGGATGCGATCAATCAATTTAACGGAAAAGTAGAAAGCGTGTTTTCCAGATTGCAGACTTGGATTCCAGCAACAATGATTCGCTTGGAGTCCTATTGGAAAATCTTGAAAAAAGAGGCTTCTCAAGTTTCTGGGGCTTTTGGGGATGCATTTGGAGCAATCCGAAAAGAACTCGGAAAACTTATTCCAGCATTTGGCTCCACAGAGAGCGTGAACGGATTCCGTGATGCGATTCAAGGAGCTGGGGATGCGCTCCAAGCATTTGCAGGATTCCTGGAAGAACACGCAGATATCATTGCGAGAGTGATCGCTGAACTTCCGAAACTGATTGCTGGATACAAAGGCTTTAAAATCGTAAAACCTTTTATACCCATTGTAGCAGGATTTACGGGGGCAATCTTAAAACTTGCCGGAGCTGGAGTAAGTAAAATTGCCGGAAAATTATTCAGAATTTCCAAAGGACAGGATGCGGTTGGTAAAAGCAGTGCTTCAAGCTCCAAGAAAATGCTTGCGTCCGCTAAAGCATTCATGATGTTGGGTGCCGGAGTTGCTTTGATTAGCGGTGGATTTTTCTTGTTGGCGCAGGGTGCAAAAGTAGTGGCGGATTCCGGGCCATTGGCCGTTGCTGTTTTAGTCGGAATGGTAGGCGCTTTAATTGGGCTGAGTATGGGAATGATGAAAATGCTTTCCACAATGTCTGGCGGCACAAAGAAACTTACTGCTATGTCTACTGCAATGTTAGCGCTTGGAGGAAGTATTTTGCTGATAAGTGCTGCATTTTGGGTGCTGTCAGATGCGGCAATTAGAGTTTCAGAAGCAGGTCCTTTAGCAATAGGCGTTTTAGTTGGAATGGTAGCTGCAATCGCAGGTCTTTTGATCGTGGCAAAAATGGTAGCTCCGACTTTAACAGCCGGTGCAGTCGGTTTTGTAGCGCTTGGAGCAGCTGTTGTTTTGGCAGCGGCTGGAATTGCGGTATTGACCGTATCTGCAATTTCATTGGCGAATGCGGGACCGCTTGCTATTGGAGTCATGTTTGGCCTGATCGTAGCAATTGGTGGATTAATGGTCGTAGCGGCAGCAGTAGCACCCGTTTTAACCGCAGGAGCTGTTGGACTGATCGCATTTGGAGCGGCAGCAGTCCTTGTAGGAGCAGCTGTTCTGCTTGCGAGCGCAGGATTGGCTTTGGTTGCAAGTGTTCTGCCAATTGTCGCTGAGTATGGACTGCAGGCATCTGTGGCAATCGGAGCATTAGGTGCTGCAATGACTGTGTTTGGAGCTGGTACGATTGTGGCAGGAGTAGGATGCGCTGCTCTTGCAGTGGGATTACTGGCAGTAGGAGTGGCGGTGCTTGGTGTTACGGTTGGAGTGGCTGCGTTCGGAGTTGCAATCGCAGCAGCGTGTGTTGGAGTGCTTGCAATGGCAGCAGCGTTATTGGCGGTAAATTCCAGCATGAAGTCAATTGCAAAGAATGCGAAAACAGCGCAGAAATCTATCGAGAGTATGAAAGATTCTGTAAGCATTGTGAATGATGGGCTGGATGCTCTTGGAAATAAAGCGAAAAGTGCGGTGAAGTCCATTGTCAGCGCATTTGATTCCGGCGCAGGAAAAGCAAGAAGCTCCGGACAGAAGCTCGGAGATAGCGCAAAAGAGGGTGTTCAGAGTGGATTGCAGCCAACGCAGGCGATTGCAATCAGAACGGTATCTGCAGTATTATCATCCTTGGCTTCCGGGGCAAGTGGCGCCTATAGTAGCGGATACAACATAGGAATAGGTTTTGCGAATGGTATGTCGTCAACATTAGGATATATCAGATCAGTTGCAGCGCAAATGGCTGCGGCTGCAGATGCGGCAGTCAGGGCAAAAGCGAAAATTCACAGTCCTTCAAGAGTATTTGCCGGGCTGGGTGTCTATGTAGGAGAGGGATTTGCACTTGGAATTGAGTCGATGTCCAGAAAGGTTGCAGAAGCTACGCAGAACATTGTGGAGATCCCAACATTATCCACAGATATGAGAATGCGAGCTTCAGGTGCTTTGGATTCTGAACTTTCCGGTGATTATTCCTATAACCGGAATACTACATACACAATCGTCGTGCCGGTTGAATATAACGGCAGAGAAGCAGCGCGTGTTACGGCAGAATTTACACAGAAAGAGCTGGAAAGCCGAGAGAGCATGAAGATGAGACTGAAAGGAGAAAGAAGCCATGTATGAGTTTGTGGATACAAATAAGGCGGGGAGCAAGAGTTCCCTGCCGAGTGAGGCTCTGCAGATTGATGGGACATATATTGAAAATTTGATTGATGGATACAGAACTCTGTACGTGACCGGTCGTGAGCTTTTGGGATCGGAAATTTCGGAGAGAGAAATTGATCTTGTGGATGGGTCCGAGTATACGGGAAAGCGAGATACAACCAGAAGTATTACAGTTGGATACCAGTTGCTTTGCACATCTCCTAGAGAGTTTCAGGAAAAATTCAACAAACTCTCTGGAATCTTAAATAAGGAACAGGCAAAGCTGATTTTTGCAGATGAACCGGATAAATATTTTATCGGGACGAAATCAAGTGTAGGAGATGTGGAGCCAGGCAGATTGAACGTAAAAAGCGAATTTACTTTTTATTGTTGTGATCCACGGAAATATTCAGCAGCGGAAAAATCGTTTACTGCCCATCAGGAAAGCGGATATCAG